ATATAAAAATTTTACTTTAGGTGCAAGTCTAAAACTATCATCAACATATAGTCTAGCCGCATGAGCGAAATCACCAAGATTACCTTTTGGCGATAAGGTACCGCTTTTTAAATTATCTAAAAATCCATTTAATAAATTTGCCATATACAGTATTTATCGAGTAGAAAAACAGGGTAGAGAATAAAAAAGGCGCCTTAGCGCCTCCTCTATTAGTGGAATTTTAAATTTTGTTATTATGCACCACCACCAGTGATTAAAGTATTAACTGTTCTGCCCACTGACGTACCTATTCCTGTACCTTGTGGTGTTTGTATAGCATTATCATAATGCATTACTAACGTAACAGTTACTGGTTCACTAGAGTTGTATGCTAAAGTGTTATAGTTTGCTGATTGAACATAGCAACCATATAATTCATATGTTTCTAAAATATTAACTACATTGGCACCATTTGCACCGTCAGTTACTTCTATTCTAGTTACGAATTTGTAATCTGCACCTGAAGCCGCCGCAGATTGTTCAAAGAAATCAAATTGTTTTTGTAGTTGCTCGCCAACTAATTTTTGAACATTATTTGCAACATCTTCTCTTAATGTTAATGTAATTGGTTCCCAAGTATGTTTACCTGCTAAAAATACTTTAGAATTGTAAACATCTATTGTTGTATTTTCAAAACTTAAATTAGGTCTTGTAACGTCAACAACTTGTTTTGTTAGTTCAGTTGTAGGAGTTGATACACCAAAGTTTTCTAATGATACTCTAAAACGATATTGTAATTTAGGCATCAATAGACCTTGATTACTAGCTGATTGGCTAGAATTCAATGGTACTGTAATCTTTGATAGTGTCGATATACTCATTTGTTTCTCCTATAGTATTTATCTTATTATAAACCTGCTATTTCACCAGTGTTTTTAAGTCTTAATGGAATGTATATAAATTCCACTGCTTTAACTGGCTCTATTGCTATGTCTAAATAAAGTTCGTTTCTGTCTATTCTTGCAGGTGTGTTGTTTGATTCATCACACACTACTAAGAAGTCGTATAATGCTCTGTTACCTACTAATTCAAGTAATAGGCTGTCTGCTTGAGCTTTAATTTCATCTCTTGTAATTTTATCATTAGGTTCAAACACAAAAGGTCTAGCCAATTTGTTTAATTGACTTCTAATGTAAATTACTAATCTTGAAACATTAATTCTGTCTAAAGATGAAGTTGCACCTGATCTAGTTTTTTGTCCATAGTTAACTAAACCTGCACCTGTTATGAAAGTAATTGGATTAACGTTATTACTGTATAAAGTATCTCTTTGACCTTCATTTAATGCTGACGCAGTAAATTCACCTTCGCTATTAATGTAACCAGTTGAAGAAGCATTCGTTATAGTACCTCGTCTAGTTCCTGCTGGAGCAAACCATGGATAAGAAACTTGATCGCTTAAAGCAATCGTTCTAAGCATCATGTGACTTGCTGGAACAGTTATGTTTTTGCCGAAGTTATCGCTTGTAAATCCTGATGGATAAAATACTCCAAGATAATCATTTGAAGTTACAAGTCCTTTGTCGTTATCTTCAACTGCTGAATTAACGTTCGTTGCCCAATCGCTTAATGATGTTGAATCTGAAGACAATCTAAACGGAGCATCACCAACTATAAATGCTGATAATCCTCTGTCAGTGTTTAAGCTAACTAGTTCTCCAATTAATTCTGGATAGCCAGGAGCCGCAACTAAATTGAATATTCTAGATTCATCATCTCTAATATCTTGATTAGCATTAACTAATGCTTGTAGTGATTGTACTACAACTTTTCTTTGTGATTTTCTTCCAAATGCACCTGAACCATCTGAATTATTAGCTGATTCTGTTACCCATCTGTGAGCATAATAACCACTCATTGATACATCACCCATTCTAGTATTATTAGCTGTTGTATCTACATAATTTCTTGCAAATTTCTTAACATTAAATCCACTTCTACGTAAATTGAATAACAATGTTCCTTTTGGATATAATGCTGGATCTGGAGCATCAGTATCTACATAATCGCTTGATAGTAAAGCAACAATTGTAGCATCTGTTGTATCTGCACCTGCAGTTGAACTTCTAGCGTCAGCGAATACAACACCATCTTCTGTTGTTTGATCACTGTTGTCTACTGCAACCCATTTAAGAGAAGTTGCATTCCATTTATTAATTTTAGGATAATTTTCTAAATCTGAAGAATCAATCCAAATGTCACCTTCTACTAATGCTGTTGCATCTGATTGTGTAGTAGGTGCTGTAGCTTTTACTTGTGGTCCTGCTGGATCTGTTCCTGCATTTACAGTTAAATATCCATCCCATTTAGATCCATTGTGTTCCATAATATCAACAGAATCAATAACTGAAGAATACCAAAGTTGACCATCTGCCGCAAGTGATGTTGGAGCCGTTGCTGAAGCTGTATATGTTAATACTGTCCAGTTAGAAGCTCTCCATTGTTTAGGATTTGTTGCCGCATCTGTACCTGGCTCATATTCCATATTAGTTGTTGTGCTTGAGAAACCAGCTAATGCTAATACTCCGCCAGTATCAGTAATATGCATTTCACCACCGTCATTGTGTGAAATTACAACTCTGTTTAAACTGTCAACAGTTGCACTAACGTTAACCATTCCTGCACCATTAATTCCTGCCGCAATAACATCTGAGTCTGTTGCCGCCGCTGTAGTTGTTACTGAAATAGTAGACGCAGATGACATTGCATCTTGTCCAACTATTGATTCAGCAATATTAAATGCGTATGTACCGCCTGTTACTTGCGTTGCAATTACACTTGAAGTAATTGATGTGTTACCTGTATTTGCTCTTCTGTATGGTCTTAAATCTAATTCAGTTGTACCATTATCGTAGTTTATATATGTTGTACCAACAGCAAGATTTTTTCCACCGCCAACTCTATCTAAATTGTAGATAGCATTGTTACCACTTGAATGTAAAGGTGTTGTTAAATCTTCCCATAATTTAGTAGTTGCATTAAATTTTTTGATTTTATAATTTGATCCTAAATTAGGAGTTGTTGTTTTAATCCAAATTGAACCTGCTGGTCTTCCTGATGTCATATTTCCACCAGATGAATTTTTGAAAGCTGGAACACTAGTATGAGCTTGAACATCCGCCTTAGGCAAGTAGTAAGTACCTGCCGCAATTCCTAATTCTGTTTCTAAACCTGCGTTACCACCACCGTTTGCTATAACAATTGTATCTGCATAACCACCAGCGCCAGTTCCTTCACTATAAATTTCTAATTTACCTGCTACTGCTCTAGCAGAAATTCCTGTAATTGCCGCGTTAGTAATTGCAGTAACAACTGCCGCAACATCAGTACCACCTGATGTAACTGTTGAACCATTTACTACAAATGTTCCTGTGTTTGTAACTGTAGGATTTGCTACTGTACCTGTTACTGTAGCTTGAGATTTTTTCCAAGCCGCTGTTCCTACATTAACCCAAGTATTATCATATCTTTTGAAATAAATGTCATTGTATGAAGTTGTAGCATTAACAACATAATCACCTACTGCACCAAATGAAGTTTTAGGAATTGAACCGTCTCCACCTGAAAGATGTGTAGTATCAGTTAATACTGTTGGATAAATTTTTGTGTATGTTTGACCACCTGTAGTAGATGACGCATTACTGTTCCAAGAAAACATACCATAATCTGTACTTGCAGTATCTAACCAGGAAGTTCCTGATTCAGGATCTGCAGTTGCCATTGTAGCACTTGCTTCTAGTTGACCTGTGTCAATTGCCGCTCTTGCCACGTATGCTCTGTTGGCTACACCTAAGTATGAGTAAGCCGCTTGTAAACCGTATTCGTTTAATTCACCACCGTGTATAGGATTATTGTTAGCATCTTTTTTGAATACTGGATCACCAAATGTTTCAGCTAATTCTCTTTGAGACGTCATTAGGTAAACTTTACCGTTGTTTGCGGCTAATGTACCTGTTGCTGTACCTGTACCTGAACTTGAAGTTTTATCTTGTGCTGTTGCCACAAATATCATTGGCACCGTGCCTGGTTCGGCCGGTGTATAGAAACTTTCGTCTATTACGCTTACTTGTACTCCTGGTGAAACTAATGCCATTTTATAATCTCCTGCTTAATATTTCTATTGTTAACGTTATTTATACTATATCAACAAAATATAAGCTATAATTATGTCTAGAAAAGGGCCTGAAAAGGGCAGGTAAATACGTTATATGAGACCTTTATGTAACTATTGTCGTAGGAATCCTTGTGCAATTAACTATCGTAAAAAGGGTATAACGTTTTACAGAAGAAAATGTGAAGCTTGTATTAGGTATGGAGGAACAAGTCATGGAATGCCTAAATGGTATAATGCAGGATACCGTATGAAAGCAAAATGCGATAAGTGTGGATATAAAAGTGACTCAACAGAACAATTTAATGTTTACCATATTGACGGACATTTAACTAATTGTAATTTTAAAAACCTTAAAACGGTATGTGCTAACTGTCAAAGAACTTTACACAAACAAGGATTTAAATGGAAACAAGGTGATCTTGTACCTGATTTCTAAGACTATCTACTGTAGAATTATTATCTAAAATTTTATCAAAGTCTGCTTTTGCCCAAGACCATTCACTAGGGTGTACATCTTTAGGTTCAACACCTATATCTTGATAAACTCTAAACCATGTAGGTAATTCTCCTCTTCTTACCCACCATACTTGACCACCAATACTTTTAATCATTTTAACTTCGTTTTCAAACCTAACATCAGGAATAACCCAGCTAGAATTAGGATTATCTAAAATTTTCTTTTTAGTCATACTAACCCATATACCGTCATAAAAATTATCACGCATACATTCTGTACCAAATTTTTGTAATACAAATCTTGGAGTAATAGATTTACCTACTTCTTTAGACCAATATTCATCTGGTTGTTCACGCCATTGTCTACTTTCATCTGTTTGACCGTCAAGCATAGTTTTGTCCCAATCAAACATCGTAGCAACAGACTCTTTTAATTTGTCTGCGAATGAGATTTTTTTAAATTGATGTTTTTGAATAAGATGGTTAGCTATTGTATCTTTACCACTACCCATTAATCCACAAATACCGATAATCATTTTAATACTATAACGGATAATAGTTATAATGTCAAATGTTATTATTAACCAATTGTGAAGTGATATCCTTGACCACCGCCAACTTGTAATTTTAGCTCTTCGTCAAGTTTTTCTATTTCGGATTGTGCTTCTTGAATAAGTTGTGGACCATTTAAAGCGGCACCGCCTTGTGGGCCTGCTATTGTGGCAAATTTAGATCTTGCTTGTCCTAGTGCCATTTTACATAATGCTAGAGTATATCTTTTAAGCCATTCTTTAGCAAGATAATCATTTAATAATTCTGTAGTAGGTCTATAATTATAGCAATATAATAGAATTTCTTCTTCTGCTCTAGGTCTCTGTAATAATGTTAATTCTTTGGTTGTAGTATTCCATTTAAATTCAATAAAGCTACCAAACATTCTTCCTACAAGTTCTTGATATTGTGTAAACAAGTTGTAAGTTGATAGTCCACCCATATTTGTACTTGCCAACAAGTATGTATTTGTGTATGCTAAATTGAATGGTTCAAATAGTGTACCACCGTCTCCACCACCTGTTCTAGAACCAATTGAACGTCTATATATTTTTTTAACTTCTATTACTTCTTGTCCTAAGGTATATGCGTTTTGGTCTATTACTGTAGGTAGAAACATATAGCTTTCTTCCACTGAATTGTCGGATCTTTGTCTAAATCTATCAAGTGAATCCTGTAAAGCTGTCTCATAGTGAGGTGGATCTAGCTCTACTTCTACCATACCACCACCTAGCATATTGTATACGTAGTCAAAGATTTCTTGCTTTTGTGTTGCTAAATCTGCCATTTTATATGTCTCTATAGATATTTATCAAGGACCTTGCTATGAATAAATATAACATATGCCAAGAATTAGTCTATATAAACCAGAGAAGGGCCATGATTACGCTTTTCTAGATAAAACAGTTAATGAGATGTTTACTGTGGGTGGTACTGATGTATTTGTACACAAATACCTTGGACCTAAGAATCCTGAAGAAGCAGATGCTACATCTAGCCAACCAAGGTATAATGCTGTTAAAGAAACAAATATTCAAGATATGTTATTCCTTGAAAACAGGGACAGAAAATATGATTCTAGCATTTATCAATTAAGAGGCATTTACAACGTACAAGATATTGACTTTGATATGAGTCAATTTGGATTATTTTTACAAAATGATACGTTGTTTATGACTATTCCTATATCTACATCTGTAGAAACTTTAGGTAGAAAAGTTATGCCAGGAGATGTATTCGAATTACCACATCTTAAAGATGAACACGCCTTAAATGATTTTAATTTAGCATTAAAAAGATACTATGTAGTAGAAGATATAAGCAGGGCGGCAGAAGGATTTAGTGTATCGTGGTATCCTCATTTATATAGAGTAAAATTAAAACAAATAGTAGACAGTCAAGAATTTAAAGGCATACTAGATTTACCTGCAGAAGAAGGATCAAGTCAAACATTAAGAGATGTATTATCCACTTATGAAAAAGAAATGCAAATTAATAATGCCGTTGTTGCTCAAGCAGAAGCAGATACTAAAAAAAGTGGATATGAAACTAGTCATTTATATACATTACAAGTAGATAAACAAGGTAGAAACGAACTTGTTACAACAGATACAAGTACGTTAGATGCTAGTACACAAAATGAATTAGCAGATAGAGTACATCAAACACCTGAAAGAGAAGGGTATGATGGATACTTATTAGGTGATGGTCTTGCACCTAATGGTGAAGTATTTGGTCATGGAATTACTTTCCCAACAGGATCTATTAAAGGTGATTATTATTTAAGAACTGACTTTTTACCAAATAGATTATTTAGATTTGATGGTTCAAGATGGATTAAAATGGAAGATGCATTACGTATGACACTAACTAATACAGATGCAAGAAATACAATGAAGACAGGGTTTGTTAATAATACGGCAACTAATACAATAGGTGGAAAATCAGTACCTGAAAGACAAAGTTTGTCTAAAGCACTTAAACCTAAGGCAGATAGTTAATGAGACTTAGAGAATTTTTAGGAGGCGTGTGGGGTATTCCTATACCGGGCACAGAAAAAGCAGTAGGACTTAAAAAAGTTACTCGAAAATATATGGGTAAAGTTAGAACTTTTTATGAACCAACAAATAAAAAAGCAAATGAAAAATTTAAATTAGAGAAGAAATAATGCAATTTTTTTACGACGGACAAATTAGACGATACATAACTCAAATTATTAGACTAATGAGTAACTTTAGCTATAAAGATGGTGATGGTGTTTTAAGACAAATACCTGTTATGTACGGAGATATGACTAGACAAGTTGCTCATATTGTTAGAGATAATTCAGAAAATAAAATCCCATCAGCTCCAAGAATGGCAATATACATTACTAATTTAGAAATGGCTAGAGACAGATTAGCAGATGCTACTTACGTTAGCAAAATTCACGTAAGAGAAAGAAAATATGATGAATCAGGAAAAGAATATTTAAATGTTCAAGGAGCAAATTATACTGTTGAAAGATTAATGCCTACGCCTTATACATTAGGAGTAAGTTGTGATATATGGTCTACAAACACAGAACAAAAATTACAAATTTTAGAACAAGTTATGATGTTATTCAATCCAAGTTTAGAAATCCAAACTACAGACAATTATATTGATTGGACTAGTTTAAGTGTAGTAGATTTAACAAGTGTACAATTTAGTGGAAGAACAATTCCAACTGGAACAGAAAGTGAAATAGATGTAGCTACTTTAGGATTTACAACACCTATTTGGATAAGTCCGCCAACTAAAGTTAAAAAATTAGGAGTAGTAACTCAAATTATTACTAGCATATACAATGAAAAAACAGGTAATATTGACCTTAGTCAAACAATGCCTGAATTACAAGCATATCAAGATGATTATACTAAAAGTATTAAAGCAGATATTGTTAAAACAGCTGATGGTAAAATTGATACTAGTGTTGCTTACAAACCAGATGTTGATAGTATTGTAGGAACTACAGGCATTCAATATGATGTACTTGTAATGAATAATATTGCACAAATAATAGAAAAAGGTGTTGTAGGAAATGTAAATTGGAATTCTTTATTAGATAGATTACCAGGAAATTACAAAGCAGGAATTAGTACATTATATTTGAATAGAAAAGATGTAAGCACAAGAATTACTGGAACGTTTGCAGTAAACACTTTAAATGAAAATCAATTAATTGTAAATTGGGACACAGATTCTATTCCTACTGACTCTGTTATTCAAGGATATGCAGACGCAAAAGGTACAGTAGATTTTATAATAGATCCATCAACTTATAATCCATCAACTACAAAAGTAGCAGGTCAAAGATTATTATTACTAGGACCTGTAGGAGATGCAGGAAATCAAGACGGTCCAGATGCATGGAAAGGTAATGCAGGAGACTTTATAGCAGAAGCTAATGATATTGTAGAATGGAATGGAACAGATTGGACAATAATTTTTAATGCAAGTGCTAATAATTTAGATGATTCAACAGCATTTACACCTACCTATATTACCAACCTTAATACAGGCATTCAATATAAATGGGATGGCACAAATTGGTTATTAAGTTTCGAAGGCGAATATCGTAAAGGAACCTGGAACATCTCTCTTTAAGATAATTATTTACATGACCCAGAGAATAATTGGTTGCGGAGCACTTTTCTATACTTTAGACACCCAACGTTTTTTATTATTACATAGAACACAAAGCAAACAAAACCATGTTTGGGGTTTAGTTGGTGGTACAACTACTACTGATTCTAATGCGTGGGTAGGTTTAAAAAGAGAAATTAAAGAAGAGATAGGTGACCAAAAAATTATTAAAACTATTCCAATGGAAACTTTTATCAGTAATGATGAAAATTTCTTATATCATACATATCTCTGTTTAGTCAAAAATGAATTTATTCCTAAATTAAACAAAGAACACGATGGATATTCGTGGGTGTCTTTTGGTAGATGGCCAAAGCCTTTGCATCAAGGATTAAGAAAAACATTACAAAATAAAACTAATCAAACAAAATTAGAAACAGTTTTTAAAATGATTAAATTTATAACATGATTAAAATAATTGGTGATATTATGCTAGATGTATGGGTAGAAGGTCAAGCTAATAGAGTTTCACCTGAAGGACCTGTATTAGTTTTAAAAGAACAAAATAAAAGATATAGTATAGGTGGTGCTGGAAATGTTGCAGTTAATATTGCAAATTTAAAAATATTTTGTGAATTATATGGTGCAGTAGGACAAGATGACTCAGGTAAAAAATTAATAAAATTATTTTTGACACAAGAAATACATCCTAAATTAAATTATGATCATTCTGTTACAACTACTAAAACTAGAATAATAGGTCAAGGTGGTAAACACGTATTAAGATTAGATAAAGAAGAAAATTATTCTAATGAAATTATTGTTGACTGTAAAGAAAATGATATAGTAATTGTTAGTGATTATAATAAAGGTGTTATTAAAAAAGATACAATATCTAAATTATTAGAAAAAACAAAATATGTAATAGTTGATCCAAAACAAAGTGCAGATACCTATGATGGAGCTTATATTGTTAAACCAAATATGAAAGAATACAAAGAATGGAATGGTGTATTTTCAATTAGTGATGCTCTTAAATTTATGCGAGATCATCAATGGACATGGTTAATAGTTACAGATGGTAGTAATGGTGCTCATGTATTATCTACTACAGGTGAATATCAATTATTAAAAGAAAAAGCAAAAGATGTTGCTGACGTCACAGGTGCAGGAGATACATTTTTAAGTGTATTAGCTTATGGTATATCCAAAGATATTAATGTATTTGAATGTTGTAAATTAGCGTGTATGGCATCAGCTAGAAATGTAGAACAACGTGGTGTTGTTCCTGTTACTTTAAATGATTTACAAAAAGGAGTTATTTTTACTAATGGAGTATTTGATATTTTACATATAGGTCATTTAGAATTATTAAAATATGCAAAAAGTTTAGGTAAAAAATTAATTGTTGGAATTAATAGTGATGCTAGTGTTAAAAAAATAAAAGGTCCTGATAGACCTATTAATGATGTTGATAAAAGAGTTAAACAATTAATGATGTTACCGTGGGTAGATGAAGTTAAAGTTTTTGAAGAAGATAATCCACACAATCTTATGAAAGAAATTATGCCAGATATTATAGTAAAAGGCGGTGATTGGACTGTAGAAACAGTAATAGGAAATGAACTTGCAGACGTCAAAATTTTTTCAAGAATAGAAGGACATTCTACAAGTGATATAATAGAGAAAATTAAAAATGAAAGATAAAATTATAACTGTTAATGATGTATTAAGTACTGAAGATTTTGAAAAATTAAGAAATAGAATAATGGATAAAAGTTTTCCTTGGTACTATTATGATTATGTTGTAGGAGATGCTATGGCAAAACCAGGTACATCAGAATATCAACAACAATTTGTACATCAATTTCAAGAATTTAGTAAAATTGTTACACAAGGAGAAAATTGGGAAATTTTAATGCCAATTTTTGCAGTTTTAGATCCAATAAACTTTGTTAGAATTAAAGCTAATCTTATTCCAAAAACAGATAAAGTAGTTGTTCACGGATACCATGTAGATACTATTCATCCTTGCTCACTTACAGCAATATTTTATGTTAATACTAATAATGGATATACTGAATTTAAAAATGGTGTACAAATACCTAGTGTTGCAAATTCAATGGTTATTTTTCCTAGCTATCTAAATCATTCAGGTTCTACTTGTACAGATGAAAAAGTTAGAATAGCAATTAATATTAATTTTGTGCCAATTCCAGATAGCAAATATTCTTATTTGTCTATACCAGAAGAAATATGTAAATTAACTAGAGATTGGCAAACAGACGGATACTAATGAATATTTTAATAACAGGATATAAAGGATTTATAGGACGTAATTTGTTTGCATATTTACAAACTAAAGGACATACTGTAGAAGGTTATGATTATATAGAAAATTCTTTCCCAGATCCATCAAAATATGATTGGATAATTCATTTAGGAGCAATTTCTAAAACTACTGAAACAAATGTAAACAAAATAATGAAACAAAATTATGACTTTAGTATGAGGTTGTTACAATTATGTGATACTATGGGAACAAATTTTCAATACGCCAGCTCTGCTAGTGTATATGGAACTACAGGAAATTTTAATGAAGAAGGTTCTGTTTATCCTATGAATGCTTATGCATGGAGCAAATATTTCTTTGATCGTTTTGTAGAATCTGTAGATAAAGATGGATTTCAAATTCTTGTTCAAGGATTTAGATATTTTAATGTGTATGGTCCTCATGAAGAAGATAAAAAAGATCAAGCGTCACCTATAACTAAATTTACAAAACAAGCTAAAGAAAATAAAGTAATTAAAGTTTTTGAAAATAGTGAAAATTATATGAGAGATTTTGTTTGTGTAAGTGATATATGTAAAGTACATGAACAAATGTTAACAACAGATACAAGTGGTATTTTTAATGTAGGTACTGGTAAGTCTACTAGTTTTTTAAGAATAGCTAAAATTATTGCTGAAAAATACAATGCCAAATTAGAAACAATACCTATGCCAACAAATTTAAGCAAACAATATCAAACTTATACTTGCGCCGATTTAACAAAATTAAATAAACATATAGACATTAATTGGAAAACAGTTAAGGAATTTATCGATGATCAATAAACTAGGTAAAAGAGAAATGGGTTGGGGCTATGAATTAATATGGGCATCCAGCGACAAATACTGTGGAAAAATTATGGTCTTTACTAAAAAAGGTGCAAAATTTAGTATGCATTTTCATAAAGACAAAGATGAAACTTGGTTTTGTAATAGTGGAGTATTCAAATTACATTGGATTGATACTAAAGATGCAACCTTATATACTAAAGAATTTAAAGAAGGTGAAACTTGGTACAATCCACCATTAATGCCTCATCAATTAGAATTAGTATCTGATCATGGTAGCGTATCCGAAGTTAGTACACCTGATCATTCTGAAGATAATTATAGAGTTATAAAAGGCGATAGCCAATCCAAAAAAGACAATCCTGAAAAGAAATAATTACGCTTGAGCTTCTGACCAACGCAGTGTAACTGTACCGTTAACTGCTCCAGCACCTGATGTTCTGTATACGTTAATTGCTAACGCATCTGGACCATTAGGAAATGTTCCTCTTCCACCTAATGTAGTATTAGTCAATTCCTTGATCGGATGAAGAGATAATGTTGCTCTTTCACCTGGCTGTGCAACGAATGAAAAGATCGTTTCACCTGGTTGTGCATATGGTGGATTACCAAATAAGAACGTAACACTTGCACCTGCGGCAATAGCCCCGGTAGACGTTTGTGAAAACGTTACTTTGTAATAATTTGTACCACCACTAACTGGACCATATCTTGCTATTGGATCCACACTAATAACTGATGTACCAGCTGGAAAATTAGCGTCTTCTAATTCTGTACCTTGTGTGGCATTTGAAGCTTCCCATGAAGTTGGATCCATGTACAAGTAGTTTGTATTAGTTAATGTACCTCCCATAGAAAACGTAATAGGTGTTCCCATTGGAATACCACCGTGATTATTACTGTAGTATGCTAGGTAGTAATAAGAATATTCATAAAGCTCTGTAATAATTGTATTTGCAGGGAAACTACCACCACTTACTGAATCTCCTACTTTAATATTTCTGTCATCAAAACCATTGTTGTTTCCTGGACCATCTTCTTTTAACCAGTATGAATAATTGTTATACCAAGTACCCATGTTCCACCAGTTGTTTGTAACTTGAGTTGAAATTGCCGCCGATGTGTCTGCTGTTGCTGTAACCTGAGTTGCACCACCGTTCCAGTTAACCGAACCACCTGCCGCTATTTGAGCAAATGATGGTTGACCACCTTGTGCAGTTCCTGACAGTCCCGTCCAACCTATATCACTTGGATCAATTGGATAGTTTTGAGGATTAATCACTCCTTGTACAACAAGTGAACCTGGATTAGAAGACATAGGTTCTGTTGTAATTTCTATACCTTCAAGTAGCAACTGGGCTCTGTTAAGCAAGTCTCTGTCTCCAAGGTCTCCTGTTAAAGCGTTAGCAACTGATGGTGCTAATCTTATTAGGAACACAGTTTTTTTCGTAGTTGATAATTCTAAGTTCGTTGCTGAGTAACTAAACAAATATCCACGTTCTTCATCAAAGTCACCATCTGTTATGTAAGATGATCCCCAGTGTGATATAATTGGACTTGCTGAGTTACTAATTAATACAACTCCTGTATTTCTAAAGTGTTCAGCCGCCGGACCTGCTGTATATGATCTAGTAGCTCCTGCAGAAAAGTTAGTTAATTGAGTTGCTCTAGTAACACCTGTTAATTTATTACCAGTAACAGTTGTGTATGTTATAATTTCATTATCTATATAAAGTGTTCCGCCACCTGGTGGGAAGAAAGAAGCATCTACTAATCTTATTGTTGTATCTCCTGCAGTTAAATTATCTGAAAGTTTACCATTAGGACCTTCATTTGTAACTTCATAACGTACAGGTTGGTTACCTGTTCTCATATATGCTTCTGTATTGATGTTAGAATTTCTCATTCTGTGACAGAAAATAAAGTTACCATCACCACCTCTAGTCATATAGTCAATAAATCCTGCTCCATACCAGGACATTTGTAAACCGATCATCTGCATCTTAGATACATTTAAATCATATCCACTAGCTCCTGTTCCGTCTACTCTATCTAAATTCCAGTTAGCTTGTTTAACTTTTTTATCAAATACTAAACAACTTTTAACACCAGATGAAGCATTAACTCCTCTATAGTCTGGAGTAACATTCATTGTTACATTATCCGTAACACTAGATACAACGTGAGTCATACCTCTTATTACTATTCTATCACCTGCTTTTAATTGTTCTCTAAATCTTGTTCCTGTTCCTGCAATTGTATTAGAATCAGGATTTACTGAAATTGTTCCTGCTAATTGTCTTGTAGCTGTTCTTTGTACAAGATTTAAGTTTACACCATCATATTCCCAGAAAATTCCATTTTGATCATCAAATATACCTGATCTTACAGTTGCACCATTCCAATTTTTTAATGATACTTGTGGTTGATCTTTAAATTCTGGAGTTAACATACTTAAAGTACTTTGAGCAGTAACTTTAAATGTTCTTTCATTTACTATTTGAGTTACTGTATAATCATCATTAAATTCTTGTTGTGCTATTCCAATTAATGTTATAATTGCACCAACTTGTAAACCGTGATCAACTTCATCTGTAGTAACTGATATAACTGAACCAAGTGTTTTACCTTCTGCTACAATATTTAAAATATCATAAGAAGGAGCAAACAAGGCACCCGTTGTATACATTATACCTTTACCTGATTGATATCTAATATATTTTTTAGATTGTCTTATCGCCTGTGCACCATGTTGTGGTCCACCTGTTCCTAATTGTACACCTCCATCAAATGGTCTATGTACGAAGAATGAATCTGGTCTAACATATACGAATCCAGACCAATCCTGATCCGTAATTTGTCCTGGAGCTCTAGCTTGGAATCTTAATTGATTAGTTGCTGGAAGTTCTGTAACAAGGAATGGTCCTGATGCTAATAAATGATTATTACTTCCATTATCAGATCCAATAGTTACTAAGAAACCATCTCCTGGAACTAAACCGTGTGGTGTTAAAAATTGTACTTGTATTGTTGCTATCGCACTATAAGTTATTGTAGATGAAGAAGGTAAAACTTGTGTAGTTGCATCTGATAAAGTAATAGATGAATAAACTGATACACCTGTTCCTGTTACTGCACTACCTGAATGAGTACATTGTGTTATACCACCAAATGAATTTACAGCTTGAACAGTAATACTGCAATCATGCGTAGGTGTTCCTCCACCTAAACTTGAACCGGAAACTACAATTTGATCTCCTACATTATAACCTGTTCCTAAAGATGAAACTGTTGCTTCTGTATATGTAGTTGATGAATCATTTGTATATGATCTAGTTATGTAGAATACTGCTCCAACACCAGCCTGTGGTCTATTACTTCCACCTATTAATGTTCCTACAGCACCAGTACCTGTGTTAGCACTTCCAGTAGCAGTTACGCCTGTTATTCCGCCTGTTGATACTGCATCTATTGATGTAATTTCTAATGATAAATCATTTCCTGGTGAAGCACCATATAATGTTGATCCAGAAATTTTAACTATTTGTCCTACCCAGAAATTTGTACCTGCCTGTGCAATTGCATCTACAGTATAATTTCCACCTGAAATACTAATATCAAATGCTTCACCTTGACCTATTCTTTTTGATGTAGGTGCATTTGTATATGTTTGAGTATTAGCCGCGGTTCCTGTTACTGCACTAATGGCTGTAATACCACCGCTACCGTCAACAGTTGAAATAGTAAATGAAGCGTCATTGGCGGCTGTTGCCCCACCTAAGTGTGTTCCTAAAATTGTTATTTGTTCTGTTCCTACAAATCCTGATCCTGCCGCTACTACTGTGGCTGTATAAGCTGTTCCTACTCTTTGAATTGTAAATGTTGCACCTGTACCTGATTGGTTTGTAGTCCATCCTGGTATCGTTGAACCATCCCATTCTGGTATTTCCGTATATGTTACGTCTCCATCAGTTCCTGTTCCACTAACAGCTAATCCTGTAATAGACCCGTCTGCGTCTACGCTAGACACTCTAACGTATGCATCATTGGTCGTATTAACTCCGCCCAAAGCCGAACCAGAAACTTCTAATATATCATTTACTACATAAGCCATTGATTCAGGTCCTGGTAAAGCATTACCACTATCTGTCCAATTACCTTGTACAATTGCGTCATTGGCTCCTAATGCTGTATCCAATGTAATTGTTAAATCGTGTGTAGGAGATAAGCCTCCTAATGTTGTTCCTGATATTTTTAATTCTTGACCTAATGTATAATGTTCTCCAACTGACGTTACTGTAACATTACTATAGCTACCACCACCGCCTGCGTTAGTAACACTAAATTGAGCTCCTGAACCTACATAGTTGTTAGCTGATGTTAATCCAGTCCAGGATTGTGTGTTTACGGCTGTACCTGTAGGTGTAACACTTGTTATTCCACCTGAACCGTCTACAGTTGCAACTGTTAATGTACAATCATTTGTTGTTGATGCACCACCTAAATTACCACCATCAATTGTTATAGTATCATTTTGTGCGTAATTTGTTCCTAATCCTGTTATAACTGCTGAATAAGTTGTACCTGTTCTTGTTACGTTAAATTGTGCTAATGTTCCTGAACCACTTGTAGTAAATGCTGGGTTTGAGTATGTTACTACTGCATCAGGAGCCGTACCTGCAGATGAATGACCTGTTATTACTCCTGAACTTTCACCAGTAACTCTAATTAATAATTCATTAGTATCTCCAACTCCACCAAATTCTGTTCCTGCAAATCTTAATGAATCATTAACAATGAAACCAGTTCCACCATTTGACATTGTAACGGCACTAAAAGTATTATTCAATATTGTTATGTCCCAAATAGATCCAGCACCATTACCGCCTGCGTATGCAGGAGTTATAGCTGTATATGTTTTACTTGCCAATGCTACTGAATATGTTCCAGCTGTTTTAGTAATATTAAATGTGCCGCCTGTTCCTACGCCACCTGGTACACTACCAGTTGCGTTTGATACTGATCCTGTTCCGTCAAATGCAGTTCCTGAATAACTGAAAGAAAGAATTTCTCCTGCAGTATCTACACTATCTACATTAATTGTTAAATCGTTTGCTGGTGTTGATGCACTTAAAGCCGTTCCAAGAATTGTTATTGCATCACCTACTTGATAATTTAGACCAGTTACAGATATTGCAACAGTATAAGTTCCACCAGTCCAACTTACATTCCAAGTTGCACCTGAACCATTTGGTGATCTGTTTAATCCAGCAACATTTTGATAAACTGTTTGATCACCTATTAAACTTGATTGTAAGGGACTTGATAAAGTTAAAACCATTCCATTAACGTTTATAATATTTGTACCAAACCCATCACCTCTATCCATTACAGAATTTTGTAAAATACCAGCCGCATCTACGACTTCAACTTGAGTTACACCTGAAGCATAATCTCCTTTAATTTTTGGACTAACTATTGCTCCACCTGAACCTGTAATTGCTGTAATTTGTGTACCAGTTGCAATACCTGTTCCTGCCACTGGTGCTCCTGTTGGAGGAGCTGTTCCAGTAAATGGAACAATTGTTTGTCCTGATAATACTTTTAATGAAGTTGCAACTGATCCACTTGATCCTTGAGTTACAACAGAGAAAGTCGGTTCTCCTAAATCTGCTCCAGTATAAAATGCACCTTTACGCATTTGAGTAAATTTAGTTGATATGACCTGTGCGTTTGATGTTCCTACTTTTGCTTTTGCATAGTAATTAAAAATTTTATTAGATGTTATAGCATTTACAACAAATGACCCTTGGGCTCTACCTGCCCCTTCTACTCCTGATCCTGCAAAACCTATAATAGTTAATGGATCTCCTGCTAACATGGAGTGAGGACCAACTGTTGTTACAGTTATTAATGATGCACCTATTCCTGCTGTACCAGTTGATGCGTCAGTTGTTACTGATGCAATATCTACATCTGTTCCCGGTACTTCGTAAATTGATGGATAACCTCTTTGTGTTGCAATCGCTTGCCACTTGGTTGGCTGTAGTCCATACTCAAAGTCAGCATCTATCATTGATTGTGGTTTTGCAATTCTAAATCTTTCAATTGCGTCAGTACCAAAATCAAATGGTCTTGTTTTAAGTTCTCCGCCTTCTATAAAAATAGATACTGCATCAGTTAATGAGTGTGTACTAGTATCAGCATTTAAAAATATTGTAGTTACAGTATCACTACCTTGTAAGAATGCTTTAAAATCATCATCTTCTTCTTTTTCATATTCTACTGTACAACCAAGACTTGCATCTGCAAAATTATATAATACAGTATTTCTTGTAGTGTTTGTAATTAATAAAATATCTTCATGATTAACTTGTCCACCTGGATTAACAACTTTTAAACTAGATACTTCATTTTTTTCTAATGTTGGTAAATTATCTAAACCAAATTCTTTTACATCAGCAATAATATTTGACAATGTTACTATTCTACTTGCCGCATTTGATTCAGAAAGAGTTCCATCTGTAAATTGTGTAGTAACAACTGGGCTTTGTTTTGATCTTGTAACTGCACCTGTAGTAGCACTTACAAAAGTATGTGCTGTTGTATTACTTGATATTCCTACGTTTACAGTAATTGAATCTGCACTTATTCCTGTAACTAAAACTGGTTCATTATAGGCATAGTCAGCCCCACCTGGTGCATTCGAGCCTGTTGCTCTTGGATATGTATGATTTGATCCATGGTTATCCATAGCACACGTAAACGTCAAACTATTTGTATTAATTCTAATATATTGACCAACTGTTATTGGGTGTGTTCCAATAGTTAATGTCATTACTCCAGTTGTAGGTGTGTATACTGCATTTGTTGGAGTGAAGTTTACTGATCTATTTGCTAAAACGTAATTAGTTATTAAATCTCTAACCCAATTTGTTGCGGCAATTTCTGGTTGTCTATCACCATCTATCTGAGGAGTTGTTCCAACCCAGAATTTAGAAGCAATAAATCTTGTTTGTTTGTTACCATTGTAACGTAAATCATTAAGATATGCATCAAGAATAAATTGATAATCTCTATTACACTTGTCTGTATTATAAGTAAAATTTTCAAATTTATAAGAGCTACTTATTAAAGCTGGTAATTGAAGATATCCATTGTCAACTGTATTAATTAATTGACCTAATTTTGTATCATAATCTGTAACACCGGCACTTTCAGCATTTGTTCCTGTTAAATCTTGTATTGTTCCACTTTGTACAGATCCAGAAGAAGCACTTACAAAAGTATGTGCTGATGTATTACTAGATACTCCTACATTTATAGTAATTGACATTGAATCTTTAGCTGTAATTTTAACTGGTTTATTATAAAAATAATCAGCACCACCGGGTGCGTTTGAACCAGACGCTCTTGGATAACTGTGATTTGTTGCATTGTTGTCCTTTGCACACGTAAAAGTTAAACCAAGTGTACTAATTCTAACAGATTGTCCAACTGTTAAAGTGTGAGCACCAATAGTTAAAATCATATCACCAGTTGCTGGCGTATATGTTGCTCCTGTAGGAGTGTAAGATGTACTAGTTTGTAAAGAACTAAATGCACTTCCAGGTAAAATATAATCTTTTATAAGTGTTCGCATATAAGTCCAATATGCGATTTCAGGATCTCCACTATTAGCTAATTGAAGTACACCATCTATAAAATATGTTCCTGTTTGAGTTCTTAAATTTTCATTACCACCATATCTAACGTCACGTGCAATAGCATCTACTACTTTTTCTACATCTGCTTCTATAGTGTCTTCAGTTTTAGTGAAACCGGCAAATGGTGCAACGTTACCTGCAACTTGTGCCGCCACCCAAGCCCATACTTCATCTTTAATAAAAGTTCTATTGTTTGTAATTCTGTTAGATGTATTAGGATATATATCTGCTTTTGTATGTAAATTTGTTTTTTCTAAGATGTACCCCATCATCTCATCTTTAATCCAGTCTACGTTTTTAGAGATAAGATTGTGAGCAATAGGATAATTATTCCCGCTTTTAGGAATTCCTGTTTGAAATATATAATTTTTTAATTTTTTCTTAGCCATTTAAATTATTCCTTTGCACACTCACACTGTTTGTCTTCCGTACATAAACAAGGATCACAAGTACAATTTTCGCATTTACATTTTTCGTTTTCGCAAGCCATTTTTTATACTCCTAACGCAATAGAATAAACCATACTAGTTGCGTCCACATAAGTTTTATTGGTCAAGTGTTTACCTGTTGAAGGCGCATTTTCGCCCGATGCCTGTAAAAATCCAGCATTAGCAGGTGTTGTTGTACCAATTGTAGTACTATTTAACGTTCCTGACGTCGAAACGAGAGTAGTAAAAGACCCAGCTTTAGGAACAGATTGCCCTACAGTTACATTATTTAAAACTCCTGTTGCTGTAGGATTAATTGTTAGTGTTCCACTTATTTGCGGGCTTATAGTTACGTCTGAATTAGGTGTTATTGATACTTCACCAGATGTTGTTAAATTTGATGCATTAACATTTACATTGTTTATAGTACCACCGCCAGCTGGATTAATATCTACTGTACCAGTACCTGTAGGACTAATTGTTATAGTTGCATCTACACCTGAACTTATTAAATTTCCTGTATTAAGAATAGAACTAAATGATCCAATTCCTGTTACCGTAGGATTAGTTATATTCATTGCCGCATTAGGTATTTTGTCTCCATCA